AGGATATCAGTATGGCAACCGACTAAGAAAAAGATGATGTACAAAGATGATGTAAAAGAATTATACGGAGTCCCATCAAAGAACTTAGTGTATTACAGAATTTTCGATGGTGACAAATCTGATAATATTCCTGGTGTAAGTGGAATCGGCCCAAAGACATTGATTAACAAATTGGACTTTTTACAATCAGATGACTTAACGTTGGATACTTTATTTGAAAAAGTGTCTCAAATGGATGATGAAAAACTAAAAAACAAAATATTGGAGAATACCGATACTTTGAAATTGAATTATGATTTAATGCAGTTATCAGAACCAATAATGGGTGCAGCAATTACATCAAATGTTAGAAACATCATAAATTCACCTATAAACAGATTGAACTCATTTCAATTTAAAAAAGAATTTATGATTGATAAGTTATACACCGCATTTAAGAATGTGGAAACTTGGTTGGTGAGTTCTTGGGGTGATTTGGATAAGTATTCAAAGCAAACTCAAAAGTAAAATATTTATATTTCCGAACAAAGTGTTTGGATGTTTAAATAAAAAGTCGTATATTTACACAAATTAAAAATAGTTATATGAATCATTCTACGTTTGGAACTAAGTTCGGCACATCATTTCAGATAAAGATAATTTCATCTTTATTGTCAGATAGGATATTCTTACAACAAATGTTTGATATTCTTAAACCTGAGATGTTTGATTCAGACGCAAATGAGTGGATAGTAAGTAAGACATTACATCACTTCGACACATTCTCACAACTACCAACATTAGATGTCTTTAAACATCAAGCAGATAAGGTTGAGATGGATGTTCTTAAACATTCTATAGTAGACAACCTAAAGCAAGTTTGGAATGGGTTAGAATCAGATGATTTAGAATATGTTAAAGAACAATCATTAGAGTTCTGTAAAAACCAAACTTTTAAGAATGCAATCTTAGAATCAGTAGATTTATTAAACGATGGAAAGTTTGATGTAATTAAATCTAAGATTGATGACGCAATGAAGGCAGGTCAGGATACTGACATCGGACATGAATATAAAGAAAATATTACTGAAAGATACGAATCTACTGTTAGAAATGTAATACCATCTGGTTGGGATGCAATCGATGAGTTAGTTGACGGTGGGTTTGGTAAAGGTGAACTCATAATGTTCGCTGCACCTCCTGGTATTGGTAAATCGTGGGCATTGGTAAATGTAGGAATGGCAGCTGCAAAGTTGGGTAAAACTGTAGTTCATTATACGTTAGAACTTAACGAAGGGTATGTAGGACAACGATATGACTCAGTATTAACAGGTATAGCAGTCCCAAATCTTAAATTTAACTTAGACGATGTTAGAAAGCAAGTTGAGACTCTGAGTGGAGATATTATTGTTAAACATTGGCCAACGAAATCAGCCGGATTGAATACAATGAGGGCATCATTAGATAAACTGAAACTACAAGGTAAATCTCCTGATTTGATTATATGTGATTACGCCGATTTGTTAAAGGGTAATAGTAGAAAAGAACGACATGAAGAGTTAGAAGAGATTGTTGAGGGATTGAGAGGTATTGCAGGTGAATACGAAGTTCCATTATTTACAGCGTCTCAGATTAATCGTAGTGGAGCAGATATGGATGTTATTACAGGTACATCAATAGCAGGTTCATTCTCAAAATTGATGACTGCAGATTTTGTAGTATCATTGAGTAGAAAGATTGAGGATAAATTAGCAGGAACTGGTAGATGGCACGTAATTAAAAACAGATTTGGACCAGATGGGATGACTTTACCATCTAAAGCCAATATGAGTACGGGCAGAATTGATATATACAATGACGATAGTGTTGATGGTAGAAAAACCCAAAGTGATATGAATAAAGGCGAGTCGGTAGTTCGTAAAAATTTACTTCAAAAGTATAAAGAAATGAGTGGTGACATAGATGTTTAGATGTGAGTTTATCATTATTGAATAACATTAAAAAACATTAAAAAACATTAAAAAAATAGGTGGTGATATCAATCCTAAACTATATTTATAACCACCCCAATAATATTAAACGAAAGCAATAATAGGAAAACTATGTCTAAATTATTTACAGAAAGAGTACCATATAAACCATTTGAATATCCAGTATATTTTACCGAAGGGTGGCTTAAACAAGCGCAGGCCTTTTGGTTACATACTGAGATACCAATGCAAAGTGATATTAAAGATTGGAATGAAAATCTTTCATCAGAAGAAAAAAACTTAGTTGGTAATATCCTTTTAGGATTTGCTCAAACAGAATGTGCAGTTTCTGATTATTGGACAACAATGGTAACCAAATGGTTTCCTAAACATGAAATCAAACAAATGGCGATGATGTTTGGTTCACAAGAAACAATACACGCCACCGCTTACTCATATCTAAACGAATCATTAGGTTTAGAGGATTTTGAGGCTTTCCTACACGAACCTGCAATAGCAGAAAAGTTTGAATATCTAACCGCTACTTCAGCAGATTGGAAACATACGGATTTAGAAATAAATTCTGATGCGAGAAAAGAAGTAGCCCGTTCTTTAGCGATATTCTCAGCTTTTGCAGAAGGTGTATCTTTATATAGTAGTTTTGCAGTCTTGTATTCTTTTCAGATGAGAAATCTTCTGAAGGGAATCGGACAGCAAATGAAGTGGTCTGTAAGAGATGAATCACTACATTCTAAGATGGGTTGTCAGTTATTCAGAGAAATGTGTAACGAATATCCAGAACTTCACAATGAAGTTAAAGATGATGTTCATCAAGCTGCTGAATATATGGTAGAAATGGAACATAAGTTCATTGATATGATATTTGAGCAAGGTGATTTAGAAAACCTTAATAAAACTGATTTAAAGCATTTTATCTCTAAGAGAGGTAATGAAAAGTTAAAAGAGTTAGGTTACGACCCTACATTTGAATTTAATGATAAGAAAGCAGCCAACTTAGATTGGTTTTATCACCTTACCGGTGGAATAACCCACACCGATTTCTTCGAAGTAAGACCAACTGATTATGCAAAGGCAAATGAAGGTGAAGATTTTAGTGATATGTGGTAAAAAGTAAAAGAAAATAAATTATGAAAAATTTTGGAGAAGAATTAGGATGGGAATTGGATGTCGATTTCCCATCGTGGGCAAATACAGAAATATATGTTAAAACAATTAGTAAAGGTTACCTTTTGGAAGGGGAAACTCCGAAAGATGCGTATTGGCGTGTCGCTACTAAGGTCGCGCGCCGTTTGGAACGAAGTGATATGGCCTCTAAGTTTTTTGATTATATTTGGCGTGGTTGGCTTAATCTTGCTACTCCCGTTTTATCTAATACAGGTACTGATAGGGGTTTGCCGATATCTTGTTTCGGAGTTGATGTTGGTGATTCGATTCAAGAAATAGGAAACAAAAACTTAGAAATGATGCTACTCGCCAAAAGTGGTGGTGGTGTTGGTTTCGGTATGAATATGATTAGACCTGCCGGAACTAAGATTACTCAAAATGGAACATCAGATGGTGTAGTGCCATTTGCTAAGATATTTGACTCAACTATTATAGCTACCAATCAAGGTTCAGTTCGTAGAGGGGCAGCATCAGTAAACTTAAACATAGAACATGGTGATTTTGATGAATGGATTGATATTCGTGAACCAAAGGGTGATGTAAACAGACAATGTTTAAATTTACATCAATGTGTTGTAGTTGGTGATAAGTTTATGAGAAGATTAGAAGATGGAGACGCTGAAGCCCGTAGAAAGTGGAGTAAGGTACTTCAGAAACGTAAAGCAACTGGTGAACCTTATATTATGTATAAAGGTAATATCAATAAATCAAATCCTGAAGCATATAAACATAATGGATTAAAAGTTCATATGACAAACATATGTTCTGAGATTACATTACATACAGATGAGAATCATTCATTCGTATGTTGTTTATCTTCTCTTAACCTTTCAAAATACGATGAGTGGAAAGATACAGATTTAATTTATACAGCAACTTGGTTTTTAGATGGTGTATTAGATGAGTTTATCCATAAAGCAAAAAATATGCGTGGGTTTGAAAACTCAGTACGTTCAGCAGAAAAGGGTAGAGCATTAGGATTAGGTGTATTAGGGTGGCATACTTACTTACAACAAAGAGGTATCCCATTTGATTCATTAACCGCACAATTTGAAACCAGAAAGATATTCTCTCAAATGAAGATTGAATCTGAAAGAGCATCAAGAGATATGGCAGATGTATATGGTGAACCATTATGGTGTGTTGGTACTGGGTTGAGAAATACTCACCTAAGAGCAATTGCACCAACGGTTTCTAACTCTAAATTAAGTGGTAACGTATCACCAGGAATAGAACCTTGGGCAGCAAACGTATTTACTGAACAAACTGCAAAGGGTACTTTCATTCGTAAGAATAGAGAGTTGGAGAAAGTACTCAGAAAAGCTGGAATCAACACCAAAGATACTTGGGATAAGATACTTGCTGATGGTGGTTCTGTACAAGATATCAAAGAATTAGATAATTGGTTATATTGTGATGGCAAACTAACAGAAATTGGTGATGGTATTGATACTACTAACTGTGATAGAGTAAAGGATGTATTTAAAACCTTTAAGGAAATCAATCAATTAGAATTGGTTAGACAAGCTGGTATCAGACAACAATACATTGACCAATCAGTATCACTAAATTTAGCATTCCCATCTGAGGCAACTCCGAAATGGATGAATACAGTACATATGGAAGCGTGGAAGCAGGGTGTAAAAACACTTTACTATACGAGAACCGAATCAGTACTCAGAGGTGATATTGCTGAGCGAGCAATGGATGAAAATTGTATTAGTTGCGATGGCTAGACGATAGTGTGGTCTAACGACCACCTTTAGGGCCGTTATTCGTAACGGACGAGATGGGGAGATTCGCTACCTCCCCATTTCATTTTAATTAAAATAAATTAGGATAATTGAAATATTATTCGTATATTTGTAGTTATGAAAAAACAATTAAAACAATTAGATGAGTTCCAAGTAGCATATAACTCTACTAGAAACTCAAAACCAACATTAATTTCAGAAGATGATTATTCTCTGAGATATAAGTTAGGTAAAGAAGAATTAGATGAGTATCTCGATGCGTGTAAAGATGGAGACCTCATTGAAGTTGCCGATGCATTGGCAGACCAACTATACATCCTATTGGGTACTATGATATCACATGGAATGGGTAATGTAATTGAAGATATCTTTGATGAAGTACATAGGTCTAATATGTCAAAGTTAGGTGAAGATGGTAAACCTATTTATAGAGAAGATGGTAAGATTTTAAAAGGCCCAAACTTCTCATCACCAAATTTATCCAAATTCCTATCAGATAATGGTCAACTAGAACTCCAGCTGAATGCGGAGAAGGATTAATATAGTTAAAAGAACTGCGTGGATGTTTGATAATAGATTAAGAGGTGAAAATCACCCAAACGCCAAACTCACATCAATTGATGTGATTAGGATTAGAGATTTACATTCTAAGGGATTCTCTAGAAAAGTAATTGCAAAAAACTTTAAAGTATCTAATTGGAACATCAAACGTATCGTAGATAGGAAAACGTGGATTCATATTTAATATAAAATAAATAAGTTATGTATGTGTGGTATATTAGGTGGTAATGTCTTTAGAGATATTGATGAAGTAAAGAATGGATTAACATCTATGCTTCATAGAGGAACAGATGGTAATACTATTTTTGAATTTAAAACAAATGATGGGTATATGTATATGACCCATAACAGATTATCAATTCAAGATTTATCAGAATCAGCAAATCAACCATTGATATCATCGGATGGTAGATATTATCTGGCATTTAATGGTGAGTTGTGGAAATCTACATTTAAGAAATTTGATAAATCTCTAAGAGAGAAGTATGAGTTTAAAACAGATAGTTCTGATTCAGAATTATTATTATATTTTTTAATTGAATACAAAGATAATCTCACAGAGATGTTGAATGAAATTGAAGGAATGTTTTCATTTGCATTTTATGATAAGGAAGAAGATAATCTAACTTTGGGTAGAGATTTTATTGGTAGATTGCCATTGTACTACTACTTCGATGGTCAATATATTGCATTCTCATCTGAGATAAAAGGATTAACCACTTCATTGAATTTACCATACTATAATATAGATAAGGGTTCTAAATTTAATTCTGATTTTAAAAGTAAAGAAGTTATAAATATAGTAGAACCTGGTACATTCATAACATATAATAAATTGGGAGTATTAAATAAAACACAATATTTCTCTTTTAAAACTCCTGAATATTATCCAACAACCGATGAACAGTTAGTGGAATTTGAGGGTGAAGATATGGGAATTGATTATTATGCGAAACAATTTAGAAAGTATTTAGAAGAAGCAGTTGATGATGAATTAATAGCCGATGTACCTGTGTGTACTATCCTAAGTGGTGGTATTGATTCTACTGTAATTACATATCTACTTTCCAAAAAAATACCAAATATAGAATCGTTTGTTGTAAATGTAAAGAGTGAAAAGAATCTAAAACGAAAAGATGATTTACATTATGCTCGAATCGCATCAAAAGAGTTCGGAATTAAACTACATGAAGTTAACATCACAAAATCTGATGTTGAAAACTATTTAGAAGAATCCATATGGGCATCAGAAACACATAAGTGGACTCAAATATCTCCATCAGTAGCTCAACTATTTTTATCTTGGGAAGTTAGAGATAAAGGGTATAAGGTAGTATTCGGTGGAGAGGGTTCGGATGAGATATTCGCATCATATGGTGATGTGTTTAGATTCTGCTGGCCAGTTCCATTAGAGTATCATAAACGAAGAGTCAATCTATTAAACAACTTACACAAAACAAACCTTATCAGAACTAATAAGGCAATGATGTATGGTGGTAAAGTGGAACTAAGAACTCCATTTTTAAATAAAAAGTTGATTGATTTTGGATTGAGAATTCCAACTAAGTATAGAGATGAGAATGGTGGTAGTGGTAAAATTATGAAATATGTTCTTCGTAAAGCATTTGAAGGTGAAATTTCAGATGAGTTACTATGGAGGCCTAAGAAAACATTTCAAGTAGGTGCACATACAGATTACCTTAAAAAAGAAAAAGATAGATTAGAATCAATATTTGAAAAATTATTTGTAAATGGGAATGTACCAGAACGTTATATTAAAAGACAAATCGGACATAACACCAGTCGTATTAGAACGATTTCCATCGGCTAATGTACTTGGTGCATATGATAAACCTGATATTAAGAATTCAGATGATATAAAAGTATTATCTGTAAAATTTAGTAAGGTTGGTAAGGTAACACTTGATAGATATAAAAATTTAGAATGGGTTGTTTGTAGGTCACATGGTGTTGATACCGTAAATTTAGAAGAATGTAGAAAACGAAATGTTGGTGTCGTTGCAACATCACCTACTGCAAAACCATGTGGTGAATGGATATCTGATAAAGTAACTGAGGATGATGCTATATTGGTATTTGGTAATGGTGCAATATCAAAAGAAGTTCAGAAACGGGTTGGTAACTTTAATATTGTAAATACCAAAACTGACCAGAGTGAGATTGATAGGTATCTTAAATTTTGTAAAACAATTATCATTACAATACCACTTAATAAAAACACAAAAAATTACTTTGATAGAACTTTGTTTTCAAAAATTCAAAATGAAGTAACTATCATATCAATATCAAGAGGTGAAGTTATAGATAATGGTGCTTTGTTAGAATTCATATCAAGTGGTAAATTAAAAATAGGACACTTTGATATGTTGTCATCTGATATTAGAAGTACAATCACATCTCAAAAGAATATTAGATATTATGAACATACTTCATGGCAGTACAACCAACCTAAAGATTCACATGGTAAGTTGGGTGGATATGTTAATGTTGAGTTTGCAGATAATTTAAAATCTATAATAGATGATTGTTTGAATGATGATGTTAAACAACCACATTTGAAAAGACAGAATAATATATGGTTTTAGGGTTTAATGAAGATACTCCTTTAGAAGAGTATAAGATAGAAGGTAGGTCTGTTTGGGTTAAGAGAGATGACCTAATGGGTGATGGTGTTAACTTACCACCTTGGGGTAAGATTGGTGGTGTTTATGAATTGGTTAAAAAATATGTAGACCCAAACAAACCACTAACACATCTTTCAGTAGATGGTAGTTGGACTGGATGGGTTCTTGCGGCGATTTGTGAAGATTTAGGAATTGAGTTTCATCTTTCATATCCTGATTCTAAAAAGATTAGTAGGTTGTATTTGGATATGGTTAAGGAGATGTATCCATCTGTTCATATGAATCCTATCAGACCGAATATGATGCAGATTATGTATAATTCTTTAAAGAAATCTTCGAAAGAGAATGGATGGCAGATGTTACCATATGCATTTGACCACGATTTTTATAGAGAATACCTAAAAGAAAGAATACAACCTTATAGTCAATTTAAAAACTTAGTTGTATCTTCAGGTAGTGGTGTAACACTTTCCGGCCTGATGATGGGGTATTATCAAAAAGAGTTAAAAGAGTTCTTTGTTCAAACAGATAAAAAGGTATGGACAACTTGTGTATCATCAGAAAATTCAATTAAAAAGATGTTGAAAAAAAGTGGTGTAGGACATTTACCAATCGATATCAGAAAATCAGAGTATGATTTCGATGATAGGTTAGAGGGTTATGAAGCACCATTTCCTTGTAATCAGTTTTGGGATATTAAACAATGGCATTGGTTAGAAAACAACATTGATTCTTTAGAAGGAGATATTCTCTTTTGGAATATCGGCGGAATATATAAATTTTAAAATAAATAAAAAAAGACTTGGATATATGAAAATAATTTCGTATATTGTAGAACAATTAAAAATTAAAAGTTAATGGCATTAGTAAAAGATAAAACAACGCATAAAGAAGAAAAAAATAGAATAAGTAATCTTCTTTATACGATACAAACTGAACAAGAATTAAAAACAACCTTAACTACAGCATTAGACGAGGGTTTATTTAATCGGTCAATAAACATTACAAGAAAATTACTTAGTGAAATTTATGTTTTAAATAAGAGAGTTTTACAAAGACAAAAAGAAAAAGATAAATTAAAACAAGAAGATAAAAAAGTTGAATTTATTCCTTCACTTCAACAACGATTGAAAAAGTCAAGACTATTAACATGGATGTATGGTATATTAAGTTATCCTTTTTCATCAACTTGGGATAGTAAAATGGCAGGAGGGTTTCTTGTTAGGTGTTTAACTAATTCTGATTCTGGCCAAATAGTAAAGATTAATTTAAATGGTTTTTTAAAAGATTTATTAGCATGTGTATGGGAAGGTGATTCTAAATCACAAATTAGTAATTACTTTATTAGTATGACAAGTGATAATCCAAATCAAGGTGTTTTAAGAGTACTTTCAAAAGGAAAGGAAACCCCATGGATTCAGAAAGTAAGAACCAATCCTGAAAGTTTTGTTGATGTTACCGAATTTATTGAATGTATCGACTTTTGGAAAAAACAAAATGAAATTAGTACAAGTCCATCAGATTATATACATTTTGACTTCATAGAAGAACATTATCCTAAATTAGCTAAAAGATTTCTAAATCAAAGTATACCTGTAATTCTTAATAATTATACTTGGACTCAAGAATTAGTTGCTTATATAACTGAAGCTTCAGTAGGTGCTGACCACGAAGTTCCACAACTTCATATGTCATCTATTAATACTTCATATGGAAAAGATATAAGTGATGATTTTTTAAGAGATAGTGTTTTTAAACATACTATTTTTATGAATAAAGAATATCCTTCTTCATATCCTTATAGTGAAATGGTTAAACAAATACATGATAGTAGTAAAAAAGGATATACTCAAAAAGAAGAATCATTTTTCCATACAATATTAGGTATGGTTTTAAATAACATAAAAGATAATAAATTTGACCTAAATCTATTATCTACTTCTCCTTACAATTCTATTTTATGTACTCCATTTAATTCAGAGGCATTAGAACTTGGCCAAACTATAAGTGAGAAATATAATTCAATGTTAAAGAATCAAAAAACACAGTTTCTTAATTCTTATAAATTTATAGGTAAAAGTTATGGATATCTAATGAATGATGATTTCCTTTCTAAACAGGTAATGTTAAAAAATTGGATTGATACCGAAGAGGTTGAATTAAAGAAAAAACTTAAAAAGTTATATGAAGATGGTAAAATAGAATTACCAGTAGGATTTAAATTTAACTATACAGATACTCAATTTAAAAAATTACAATACACTCATTCTGATTATCACCTTATAAATTGGACGTTAATAACTTCTCTCGGTTTCTTGTTTAATCATAGAGATGTAAAAAACTTAGATGCTATAAAAGTACAAGAAATATTTCTAACGATATTGAATAAGTTTAAATCAAATTGGCATACATTTATTACAAGTAAAGATAAGATATCTATTTATTCTTCAACAAAACAATATGAAGATTTTAAAAAGACCTATAAGAGAAACCCAATTAGTATAATTGAATTACTCCTTAACTCAACATGGGATATTAATATACTTAGTATCGCACTTGTAAACTTTTACCAGACAGAGGTTCTTGTAGATGTTAAGAGTATCTATGTTGATAATGTTGCAAATCAAAAACTAAGAAGTAGTTTTGAAACAGATTTGGGTAGTGATGATATGAGGATAGATGATTTTGAAATGTATAATCCATATGGAATATTAATTAAATGGAGAGGTATTGATATGGGTCATCCTTTGAGAAAAATTCAAGGTGGTGATATGACAAGATTGGATGTTATATTTGAAGATAGTACTCTTAATCAGAACGCAGCTAAGGAAAGAGATATCAATAAAGACCCTCAGAAGTATGAATATATTTTATATAAGGTTCATCAGAAAAAAATTGATGATGTAATTTCTTCAATACCAAATTGGAATCATATTACAATATGTGATGATTCATTACTTAGTGATGAAGAAATAGAAAACAAAAAAAGAGTTAAAATAGAACAGTTTAGATTTAAATGTTTCGCAAAATACATCACTTGGAAATATGAAGATAAAAATAAATTAAGAGAGATAATTAATTTGGATAAAACAACTTGTGGTGATTGTAATAATTCTTGGGGTTATTTAATAGACCCACCTCAAGAGTATATTGATACATTAGAAAGTTTTATATAAATGACTAACGGAAAGACTATAAAATATATGACAGAAACACAAAAATACTTTGAGAAGTTTAAAGATATGGAGCCATACTTCGAAATCAATGAAGAAGAATGGACTTACATTAAAGAAACTTTCCCAAAAGAAGAAGTAAAAGAGGTTTTAGCGGATATCCTTATGGATTATCCGCTACCAACCGCTGAAATAAGTGAGGTTGATGCCTACAATGCTTTTATGAAACTTAAAGGTATTAGGTGGAATGAATTACTGATAGAAAATGAGTGGTTTCCTAGAAAGGCAAGTGAATCTGCATATCCACTAACTTTCAGAGGTAAACCACAATACATCCGTAGATTAAATATAGGTAATAATGCATCAAATGGCTTCCAGCAAGAAAACCGTTGGGGTGTGGATGGAACAGTTTCACCAGGCCCAAAACGCACATGGGAAACGAGAGCGTTTATGGTTACTCTAATGGGTGGATTATACACTCTAAAGTTCCCAAAGATAACAAGAAACGAACTAAGAGTTTGTTTAAGTTTAAGAAAATACATTTGTTCTCAGTTCAAACCAAATGTTGCAAAGGTATTCTATGAAATGATGGAATCTGAAAATATATTAGATTTCTCAGCAGGTTGGGGTGACAGATTCGCTGGATTTATGGCAGCATCAAATACTAAACACTATGTTGGATTAGACCCGCGAAAAGAAAATCATCCATATTATCATAAGCAAGGTGAGTTCTATGATAAACATTTAGGATTCTTTGAAGGTAAAAAGAATTGGGAGTTTCATCAAACTGCGGCTGAAGATTTTGATTTTACCCCATATGAGAATCATTTTGATATGGTATTTACATCACCACCATATTTTTCAGTTGAAAGGTACTCATATGATGATAATCAGAGTTGGGTTAGGTATAAAACCATTGAAGAGTGGAATAAGAACTTCTTACACGCAACTTTAGGTAAGATTTGGCCATCAATCAAAAAAGGTGGATATATGGCAGTAAACATCGCGGATGTGTATGCGTCTTCAGGTGGTGAGCGAAAGTATATGGAGATAACAAACCCTATGAATGATTTTATTAAAGCATTGGGTGGTACTTATGAGGGTTGCTTGGGTATGGAAATGGCTAAAAGACCTGGCTCTGTTGGTGCGGGGTTGGTTATCGAAGAGGATAGGGGTAGATATTCGGAAGAGGAATTAAGAAAACACGATGAAAACGCTGGTAAAACTTTTTGTGAACCAATTTGGATTTGGAAAAAATAAGTAGTATATTTGTGTCTATGAAGTTTAGAAGTGGTAAGTACGCAGGTAAGGATATAGAGTATGTTCGGAGGGTAGCACCCTGGTATATTAATTGGGTAAGAGTAAATCGGCCTGAGATGCTAAAGGAACGTACAACTAAGAAAGAAAGTAAAGATACCCCTAACTCAAATTATTCAGATTCGGTATGGTTGCGAAGTATAAAACCTAACTTAGACTTTGAAAATCAAATTACAGAAATACCCAAAAGGGTAGTAGAGCCTAAGAAGGTAATAAAATCATATTGGTAATAAAATAAAAGAAGTAAGAATTGTTTAGGAAATACGAAATAGTTTTCGTATATTTGTTGAAATAAAAAGAGTTAATGGGATATCAAAATGTATATTGGGAAAAGGAAGGTGGTATCATTCATTGTTGGGATGACACGCGTGGATATTTTACAAA